GTATGCACAGACTTCAATGAAGAAGGGGCTAAAGCTCAAATAGCTAGAACCGTTCAGGAATTATTTCCTAAAGAGTTCCTTAGCTACAGTGAACGTATAAGACCATTCATACCAAGTACAAATGCAAACTTTATATCCTCAAGAAAAGAAGGTGGCTCGTTGGCCATTCTGGTGGATCTCATTAAAACCATGCCAAAAGAAGATTTACAAAACTTTATTCAAGAACAGGAGTCATCATTTACTAATGAAAGAATAGTAGACGAAAATCTCACCATCCTGGACGAGAACGTCCTAACACAGTTCTATAAAAAGATATGGGAGTTAATAATTCAAAAAGCCCAAACTGAAACCACAACTGTGGACTTGGTCGCCTTGGCAGAAGCTCTTAAGGTAAGAGTTATCTCCAAGGGACCCCCATACATATACATGGCTATCAGAGGAATCTGGAAGGCCATCCACTCTCGATTAAGAAATGTCAAGAATTTCTTCTGCATAGGTCATCCAATTACGGAGGAGTATGTACAAGAAATCCTTGGACAAAAATTGAAAGAGAACGAAGGGTATATGAGCGGCGACTATAGTGCCGCCACAGATGGGTTATTCAGTTTTTGCTCCGAGCAGGCTATAATAGGCATTGCTGAGCAGATAGGACTGAGCAATTTTGAACGCTCCCTATGTCTCCTTGCACTGACGGGTCATGATATAACAAACCCGGAGGATCCGAACGAAACAAAACCTCAACGAAGAGGTCAGTTGATGGGATCCATAATGTCATTTCCTATTCTCAACATAATAAATTGCGCAGCGGTTAGATGGGCTGAAGAGATTAATTCAGGGAAGTTAATTCCCTTAAAAACTCTCAAAGCAGCCTTCAACGGTGACGATATTATGGCGAGGACCACAAAAGACGGCTATAACATCTGGTCAAAGATAATCCAGCTCTTTGGACTCGAGGAGTCAGTTGGCAAAACATTCTTCTCAGAACATTTTGTCCAAATGAATAGTACCAATTTCATAAAAGAAGATTGGCCTCACGAGATAAGGAGGGTAGATTTTCGAAGACAGGATGGAAAGCCGCTAATGGACTGCTTCTTTCGAAGGGTTCCACTAGTAAATATGGGTCTAATTAAAGGAATGAAAAGATCAGGAGGTCGACTAAGCATAGTCGACAAAGACGATCGAGACATTACTATAGGAATGAAAGCAAGAGAACTGTGGAATACACTACCATCTTTCTGCAGAAACAGATGCTTCCAGAGCTTCATTAATGAAAATAAAGAGCTGCTGGAGAAGACCAGGTTGCCCTGGTATATACCAGAATTCCTCGGTGGACTAGGCTTTCCAGAATATGGAAG